GGATTTGGCAGCTACTCAGACGTTTGCCGCACTTATCGGCGGCGGAAGTTGCAACGGCTCTGTCGTTCTCGTCGAAGTAGCTGCTGCCGCTGTAGCCACACTCAGACCCTTTGTAGATCCACGGGCAGAGGTTGGCGCTGCACTGACGTTTGGGGCTGCGGACACCTGCGAGGTCAAAACTGGCGCTGAGTTCAAACTCAACAAGGTCGCGGTTTTCAGAGACCTTACGGGCGACGTAATAAATCTCAGATGGCAGGGTGGCGGTGGTATCCGGGGTGCCGTAGGGGTTGGTGCCGCCGGGAAAATTAACGGCGTCGATATAGCGCACCAATGTGCGGATGCGGGTCAGCTTGGCGCCAGTGAGGTCGTTGCCTGCAGTGGTGGCGTTGACGTTGAGCAGGATTGCAGTGATCCCGCCCAGTAGGTTCGATACCCGGATTGTGGGTCTGGGCAGGCTGCCGCTTTCGGCGTTGTACTCAAATCCTTCGACCTCGATTGGGAGAGCCGAGTAGGTATTTGTTGCCCAGACGATGTTGCCGTTGGTGCTTAGAGCGTTGGTTCCAGCGTGGAAGCGGTAGGTGAAGGCGCTGCCGTGGATATTGGCAAACAGTTCCAGCTCAAACAGCTCGATGATGCTGCTTGGGTTGATCTTCTGGAGTTCTGAGGTTGGGACTGCCATTAGGGTTCAAATACTTGCTCAAACGTTGCAGTAATGCGATTTACGTTTGCGTACTGATGATCACGCTGCCAAGAACGGCAAATCCACTTGTATGACGTTGCTTCATCCAAGGGCGTCCAATCAAAGCTGGCAGCATCAGCAGCACGGGCATCAAAGAATGCTTCAATTGCATCTGCATCAGCATTGCTTTTTGCAGTCCACGTAAGATCCCAGATCTTGGGATTCATGTGACCGGGGATGCCATACATCAATCGTTGTTCATATCCATCGCCAAACTGAACACGACGAACCTTGGGTTCAGATTTTTTTGTTGCACCAAAATCAGGTGTTGTACCACCTGTGCTGGTTCCAACTGTGGCGTCGTTAAAGGTAGCCATTATGCGAGCAAGCCTCCGGGACGCTTCTGACGGATGAGTTCTTGACGCACTGCAATGCCAAGTGCTTCACCCAGTTTATTGGCATCAGGTTGATTGCCCTGAACGCTGGTGCCACCAGCGTCGACGTTCACCACGATATTGCCCATATCTCCACCACCACGCATGGTGACAGGGATGGTACGACCATCAGGAAGCGGCACATAAGCTTCAGGGCGGCTGCCTTCACCGAACATGGCAAGCTGCGGGGAAGAAGCGATACCACCGGCTGCGTAGCGCTTCAGAGGCAATGCACCGTTGCCAGTCATGATGCCGCCGTTAGCGAAGCCAAGAAATTTACCGAATGCGCTACCACTAGGTACTAATGCCTTCAGGGTTTGGAACATCGCAAATTGAATCAAGATGCGACTGAGATCGTTGAGGACAGAACGGGCAAAGTCAGCAAAGTTTGCCTTGCCAGTGGTTACAAATTCAGCCAATTGATCACCAAGACCAAGGAAGGCATTGCCAAGTGATGCACCAAGGTTTTGAGCAAGCTCACCAGATGCCTTAACAACTTCAGCAAAAGATTTGCCGAGTTTGGAGCCAAAATCTTTCCCGGCATCGGCGGCATCTTGCAAGCCTTTGCGCAATTCACGTATTGCGTTTAAAAGCTCTTCGTTGGTCAGTTTGCCATACACCTTGTCAATTACATCCGCCAAAAATGTATTAATTTCTAATCTTTTGCGATCTTCCTCAGTCAAAACCATGCTTTGTGTTGCTGCATCAGTTAAAGCTTTTTGAATTAATGCACGAGCTGCAATCTCCTCCTCGTTAATTCTTTTGCCAATCTCAGCCTCTTGTTGCTGTAATTTTTGATATGCAGTTTTACGATTTACAATTTCGGTTTGAGCTTTTATCTTTGCGTTGTCATAACGAGCAGTCCACTCCTCCATTGACATACCCTGTTTTAGGAGTACGTTCTTGTTCTCGATAAGATCGGTAACTTGCTGTTGTGCCTGTGCAATTTTTGTGTTTTGTTGCAAAATTGCTCCAATTGTTGGCAACAACTGAGCATCGTATTCATTGCCTTGTTGTTTAGCTTTGGTGACTAACTGTTGAATTCGCAATTGTTTTTGAGAAAGCTCTAAACCAAGTTCAGATCTTGCATATAGATCAGCGATTCGCTGAACCGGAATCTTTGGAGCCTTGGGAGCTTTATCTGTCCCTAAATCAATGCCCGGCAGCTTGGAAGACGGTTCTGGGGCGGCGCCCGGTGGTTTTGCCTTTAATTCATATCTAACAATTTCAGCCTGAATTCTTTTTTGCTTGTCTAAAGCTCTTGTGTATTGCTCTTCAAGTATTGATCCCTTTTGCGCCCTTTTCGCGCCCATTTTTTCAAGATCAGTAATTAGCTGTGCTTGTGTTGTTGCCTCAGTCCTTAATCGTTGCAAGTCTTTTTGACCGACTATCTTGGCAAATTCGTTAAATTTGCGAACAGCTTTATCAATAATATTAATAATTTTCGTGAAAATATCCTGAAAACCCGCGCCGATCGGCTTCAACAATGTGCCAACACTTTCGCTTAATTTTGACATTGCCGTCTTAAGGCGATCACCCGCTGCATCCGGTCCATCAGCAATAATCTTGGCGTTTTCGCCATATTCAGCAAATAGTTTTTCTGAGAACTTTTGGAAGTCTTGGAGGCTGACCTGACCTTTTTCCAGAGCTTTATCAAGCTCCTGTGGGGTCATTCCAATTGATTCAGCAAACAAGCTGAATGCACCGGGCAATCGTTCACCAATCTGCTGACGCAGTTCCTCAGCGGAAACCTTGCCCTTGCTGAATACTTGTGACGTTGCAGTCAGCGCGGAATCAAGTTGTTCAAGGCTGCCACCAGTACCCCGAATGCCAGATGCAACACCAATAAACGCCTTTTCTGCATCACGAACATTGCCACCTGCACCCTTAACAGATGCAGTCAGTTGCGTGAATTGACGAGTAAGGATTTCTTGCGGAATTGCAAGATCGCGGCTGGTTCGATCAATAAACGACAACGCGCGTTGATATTCACCAACATCCTTAGTGACAAGTTGCAATGCTTGTCGTTGACGAGAGATTTCAGCGGCATAAGTAGCAGTGCCGGAGATTTGTTGGCGTGCCATGCCAACTTGCGCACCAATTGCACCACCAACAGCAGCCCCTGCCGGACCACCAGCCAATGCACCGATGCCAGCACCTAAAAAGCCTTCTGGACCGCCAAAAATGCCAGACGCAGCGATTGCACCTGTTGTTTGAGCAATACCAGCAAGACGCCCGCCACCAGTGCGACGACCTTGCGCTTTGGCTGCTTCACGCTCAAAACGTTGAGCTTCCTGCGTAGCCTGCCGAAATTCCTTGCTGGTGATATCAACGTTGTTGGCTAACTCACGCCAAGCACGTGCATAATCCTGAAGATTATTGATGCTCTTTGTTCGTATTTGATTGTCTGTATTTTTTAAAGTTGCAGCAAGATCATTAAACTTCGAGGTCGTTAGCGTTGATCGCGAAGCAAGATCATTCAGCTTTGCACTGAGTTGATTCAGTACAACATCACCTTCCTTGCGAACGCGGAGCCGGATTTCGGAAGTGATGCTCATTTGCTTTTTGCGTTCAGAACTGCCAAAGCGGCTGATTCCATCACCTGCACGCCTTCAAAGATGGCAACAGGATCCTTGACTGAATACAGCTTACAGAGCCATTCCAAACTCGGGTAGTTCAATCCCGTCAAACCAGCCATGCTCGTGTTCCACTGCGTTGACATCCGCAGGAACATCAACACAATGTCCCAGTTCTCCTCCCACACCTCACAGTTACGCTCAACCGCCTCGAGCTTGGCAGCAGCGATCTGCTCAGGACTTGCACCCAGTGCCTTCAGATCAGCTTCGCGTTCATCAACAACGCCGCCTTTTGCCCAATACTCAGCGGCGAGTTTTAGTTTTTTGCTGCAGCCCCAGTCAAGCTATCGGCGTAAGCCTGAATCAATGCACGCAGCACATAGGGGTCATCACAAAGCTGCTGCTTGTTTTTCTCCGTAAACGGAACAGGCTTGTCAGCTTCATCATTGATGCCATCCCAGCCAAGCAAAATCTCGCCAACAAGGGCATCATCACCCTTATCGACGAGATCATTGAATGCTGAGCGACTGATCTTCTTAAAGACTGCCTCAAACACTTGAGTTTCAAATCGGTTGCCGTCAACAGGGACTTCAACCTTGACTTCCCACTTGTAGGAAGCAGTCTTCTTGAGGACAAATGCCACTTGGAATCAGGTGAAAACCAGCGAAACCTCGTTGTTACCAGCCGTGGTAGGCAGAGCCAGATACGGCATCGACAGCGAGATAACGCCGTTGGTATCCCCGTAGGATACTCCCGTAATATCAGTCTGAGCAGTGGTCAGGCTGACAATGTTTCCGCTGGTTGCACCCAACACAAGGTTGCTCGAGGCAGTGGTAACACCAACAGCCTTGGCGAAGTAGTCAATGGTGCCAACAGCAGGAGCTTCAATCACCGCAGTACCGCCGGGTGCGCGGTTGGTGATGATTACTTCCTTGTTGGAAGCGGTCTCCTTGTAGATCAGCTCATTGTTCAGAGCCAGATCAAACGACTCAATCCGCTGACTGGTTTCACCGTGGAAGGTGGCAGTCGTCATGTTGGTGTCGTTGACCTCCAGCGCTGCAGCCTGATTGGCAACGGTGAAGCTACCGGACAGGGCAGTGCCATCAGGAGCGTTGTAGATCCCGATGAAGTTGAAGCTTGCAACAGCAAACTGACCAGCGGTGAAGTTGAAACTCACCGAACCACGTGCGCCAGTGATCTTGTGACGGGTGCCGTCGTAGAAGCAGTAGATCGTGGCTGAATCAAAGCTGCTGCTCACACCTGCATAGGTGACGCTGGTGGAAGAAACAATGGTTTCAGACAGACCGCAGGACTTCAGCAGCGGACCAAAGGCAGGAGCAGTACCGGCAGTACCAGAACCTGCAAGCTCAACATCAAAGGTGACGCTGACACGCTTGTTTGCAACCAGAGTCGAACGGGTGCTGTTACCGATGAAACCCTGATAAGCAGCGGCTTGAACGTTGTCCGATTCAATCGGGGTCACCTCAAGGTTGGTGACTTGAATCGCGTCAGAACCACCAACGGGAGTCGGATCAGTCCCGTAGGTTGACTCAATCTTCGCGATCAGAAACTTCTTCCGAGTCAGTGCCATTTGAGGTAGGAGCGGCGGATTCTGTGATCAGTGTAAGTTTCCCAGTCTTGGGGTCAAACAAGTAACTGCCGCCCACTCCGGGATTGGGAACTTCCTTTTCAATCTTAGCCATGGTCTTACGCGGTAGTAAGTGAAGTCCTACTCGTGCGGTAACGCACAAGGAAGTCTTGGCTAATAATACCTAGCGGAATATCAGCTTCATACAGACTGAAGTCTGTTCGGTCAGGCGTTAAGTCAAGGGCGTAACCGTTGACGGTTTGATCAGCCATCAACTTTTGATGTACCTGCTGGGTATAGGTATCTGAATCGTCGTCTGGGATTGCAGCACGTACCAACGTCGTGATCCGCACGCGCATCGTCCAATCAAGCTTGTCGTAAAAGCTTGTATCAACAGGTTGATCGTTGATCGGTTCGACGATGACAGCAGGCACTTCACCACGCGCCAGAGGTTCTACACGGCTGCGATAAACCGTTGCTCCAGTAATGCTGCTCAGGTTGCTTGCGATCCGCGCAAGGATCAATTCGCGGCGTGTGTCAGCCATGATCAGGCGGAAGCGACTTGCGCAACAGTGCAGATGATGCCGGGGATGCTCGGATGAGTGAACGGACTGGTCTCTGCGGGTTCAGCGTGAATGTAAGCCTGAGCGTTTGATGTCGCCCAAATCAACTCCAAATAGTCATTCGTTACGACAGGCAACACGTAATTGACACACCCAATCACGTTGCCAGCAATTCCGCCATGGCTTGAGATGATACTGAACCGGCTATCAGTAGCAGGCACATCACCAGCAGCACCATCATTGTTCTTGCGCAACCACACGTTGATGTCGTGAATGTTGGTGTCCGTATTGCTGAACTGAATTGAATACGTGATGGAGTAAACGCCGCTGTGTTGAAATGTAATTCGCGTCCCATTTATCACGGTCACTCCACGACCCAGCGTGTCCCTTTGACGCAAGAAGATAGACGTGGGAGTGTCCGCTGTTGCCGTCTGAGATGTCGAGTCGTAGAACGAACCCCAATATCCGGGGCAACCAAAATACTCAAGCTTGTCCCAACTTGATATCCCGTTACCAATCTTCAGGTTCCGAGCAGGCATCTCAACAGCAAGTTCACCCGAAAGCAACACGGGATTCGTCGCTGACCAATTACTGCGAGTGTTGATCTTGGGAATAGCACTCACAACTACACCTTGCTAAGGAGCAACTCAGAAAAAAGACCGTCGTCAATTGCGCGGTTTTCACGCACGGTGTAAGACGAGCCACCAACAGTGATAGAAGTGCCGCGAGTGGCAGAACTCACATCAGAAGTTTTCGCCGTAAGCAAATACTCCCGACTCAAAGCCATACCACCCGCGATCACATCCACAGGCGAATCCAAAATGCCAACAAAACTTGCACCCGCACCAATTTGGCAAGTAACGCCAAACTCGTCGGTGTTCAAGAATGCCAGCGTTTCAGAAAGCGCCATCAGGATCAGTTGCCGTACTTCTTGCTGTAAACCAGCGAGACGCCGTACACAAACACAGGGTTGGTGCCAGCTTGAGTACCGACAGCACGCACATAACGGCGCACATCGTTGGCGTTGAAGCTG